CAGAGGCACAGCCGGGCGATGTGCTGCTGTGCTGTTTTGGTTCATCGGTGCCGAATCATGCCGCCATTTACTGCGGTGACGGCGAGCTGCTGCACCATATTCCTGAACAACTGAGCAAACGAGAGAGGTATACCGACAAATGGCAGCGACGCACACACTCCCTCTGGCGTCACCGGGCATGGCACGCATCTGCCTTTACGGGGATTTGCAACGATTTGGCCGCCGCATCGACCTTCGTGTGAAAACGGGGGCTGAAGCCATCCGGGCACTGGCCACACAGCTCCCGGCGTTTCGTCAGAAACTGAGTGACGGCTGGTATCAGGTGCGCATTGCCGGGCGTGATGCAGGTGAAACCGAATTGTCTGCCCGTCTTAATGAGCCGCTGGCAAATGGTGCAGTGATCCACATAGTACCGCGTCTGGTGGGAGCTAAAAGTGGCGGTGTGTTTCAGGCGGTGCTGGGGGCGGCTGTTATGGCGGTTGCTATATGGATGCCGGGGGTAGGAATTATGGCGAGTAATCTGCTGTTTTCTCTCGGTGCCAGTATGACGCTTGGCGGTGTTGCACAGATGCTGGCACCGAAAGCCAGAACTCCCCGTACACAGACAACGGATAACGGTAAGCAGAACACGTATTTCTCGTCACTGGATAACATGGTTGCCCAGGGCAATGTTCTGCCCGTTCTGTACGGTGAAATGCGCGTGGGGTCACGTGTGGTTTCTCAGGAGATCAGCACGGCAGACGAAGGGGATGGTGGTCAGGTTGTGGTGATTGGTCGCTGATGCAAAATGTTTTATGTGAAACCGCCTGCGGGCGGTTTTGTCGTTTATGGAGCGTGAGGAATGGGTAAAGGCAGCAGTAAGGGGCATACCCCGCGCGAAGCGAAGGACAACCTGAAATCCACGCAGTTGCTGAGTGTGATTGATGCCATCAGCGAAGGGCCGGTTGACGGTCCGGTGGATGGATTAAAAAGCGTGCTGCTGAACGGTACGCCGGTCCTGGACAGCGAGGGGAAGACAAACTTTTCCGGTGTTACGGTGGTGTTCCGTGCAGGTGAGCAGGAGCAGACACCGCCGGAGGGTTTTGAATCCTCCGGCTCCGAGACGGTGCTGGGTACGGAAGTGAAATATGACACGCCGATCACCCGGACCATCACGTCGGCAAACATCGACCGTCTGCGCCTGACCTTCGGTGTGCAGGCACTGGTGGAAACCACCTCAAAGGGTGACCGGAATCCGTCGGAAGTCCGCCTGCTGGTTCAGATACAGCGTAACGGTGGCTGGGTGACGGAAAAAGACATCACCATTAAGGGCAAAACCACTTCGCAGTATCTGGCCTCGGTGGTGGTGGGTAACCTGCCGCCGCGCCCGTTTAATATCCGGATGCGCAGGATGACACCGGACAGCACCACAGACCAGCTGCAGAACAAAACGCTCTGGTCGTCGTACACCGAAATCATCGATGTGAAACAGTGCTACCCGAACACGGCGCTGGTCGGCGTGCAGGTGGATTCAGAGCAGTTCGGTAACCAGCAGGTGAGTCGCAATTATCATCTTCGCGGGCGCATTCTGCAGGTGCCGTCGAACTATAACCCGCAGACGCGGCAATACAGCGGTATCTGGGACGGAACGCTTAAGCCAGCATACAGCAACAACATGGCCTGGTGTCTGTGGGACATGCTCACTCATCCGCGCTACGGCATGGGGAAACGTCTTGGTGCGGCAGATGTGGACAAATGGGCGCTGTATGTCATCGGCCAGTACTGCGACCAGTCAGTGACGGACGGATTTGGCGGCACGGAGCCGCGCATCACCTGTAACTCTTACCTGACCACACAGCGTAAGGCGTGGGATGTTCTCAGTGATTTCTGCTCGGCGATGCGCTGTATGCCGGTATGGAACGGACAGATGCTGACGTTCGTGCAGGACCGACCGTCGGATAAGGTGTGGACCTATAACCGCAGTAATGTGGTGATGCCGGACGATGGCGCGCCGTTCCGCTACAGCTTCAGCGCCCTGAAGGACCGCCATAATGCCGTTGAGGTGAACTGGATTGACCCAGATAACGGCTGGGAGACGGCGACAGAGCTTGTGGAGGATACGCAGGCCATTGCCCGTTACGGTCGTAATGTCACGAAGATGGATGCCTTTGGCTGTACCAGCCGGGGGCAGGCACACCGAGCCGGGCTGTGGCTGATTAAAACGGAACTGCTGGAAACGCAGACCGTGGACTTCAGCGTGGGCGCAGAAGGGCTTCGCCATGTACCGGGTGATGTCATTGAAATCTGCGATGATGATTATGCCGGTATCAGCACCGGTGGTCGCGTACTGGCGGTGAACAGCCAGACCCGGACGCTGACGCTCGACCGTGAAATCACGCTGCCGTCCTCCGGTACCACGCTGATAAGCCTGGTTGACGGAAGTGGCAATCCGGTCAGCGTGGAGGTCCAGTCCGTCACCGACGGCGTGAAGGTGAAAGTGAGCCGGGTTCCTGACGGCGTTGCAGAATACAGCGTGTGGGGGCTGAAGCTGCCGACGCTGCGCCAGCGTCTGTTCCGCTGCGTGAGTATCCGTGAGAACGACGACGGCACGTATGCCATCACCGCCGTGCAGCATGTGCCGGAAAAAGAGGCCATCGTGGATAACGGGGCACACTTTGACGGTGACCGGCGCGGCACGGTGAATGGTGTCACGCCGCCAGCGGTGCAGCATCTGACCGCCGAAGTCACCGCAGACAGCGGGGAATATCAGGTGCTGGCGCGATGGGACACGCCGAAGGTGGTGAAGGGTGTGAGCTTCCTGCTTCGCCTGACCGTGGCAGCGGACGACGGCAGTGAGCGGCTGGTCAGCACAGCCAGGACGACGGAAACCACATACCGCTTCAGGCAGCTGGCGCTGGGGAATTACAGTCTGACAGTCCGGGCGGTAAATGCCCGGGGGCAGCAGGGCGATCCGGCGTCGGTATCGTTCCGGATTGCGGCACCGGCAGCGCCTGTCACTATTGAACTGATACCGGGGTATTTTCAGATAACGGCGGTCCCGAAACTGGCTGTATATGACCCGACGGTGCAGTTTGAGTTCTGGTTTTCGGAAAAGCGGATTGCGGATATCAGGCAGGTTGAAACCAGCGCCCGCTATCTTGGCACGGCGCTGTACTGGATAGCCGCCAGTATCAATATCAGGCCGGGCCATGATTATTATTTTTACGTTCGCAGTGTGAACACCGTTGGCAAATCGGCATTTGTGGAGGCCATCGGTCGGGCGAGCGATGATGCAGAAGGTTATCTGAATTTTTATAAAGGGTTGATCAATAAAACGCATCTCGGCAAGGAGTTGTGGACGCAGATTGATAACGGTCAGCTTGCGCCGGACCTGACTGAAATCAGGACGTCCATTACGAATGTCAGCAATGAAATCACGCAAACCGTCAATAAAAAACTGGAAAATCAGAGTGCTGCAATCCAGCAGATACAGAAAGTTCAGGTTGATACAAATAATAACCTGAACAGCATGTGGGCTGTGAAGCTGCAACAGATGAAGGACGGACGCCTTTATATTGCGGGTATCGGTGCCGGTATTGAGAATACGCCAGCAGGAATGCAGAGTCAGGTGCTGCTGGCGGCAGACAGGATTGCGATGATTAATCCTGCGAATGGCAACACAAAGCCGATGTTTGTTGGTCAGGGCGATCAGATATTCATGAACGACGTGTTCCTGAAATGCCTGACGGCTCCGACCATTACCAGCGGCGGTAATCCTCCGGCATTTTCCCTGACACCTGGCGGACGGCTGACGGCGAAAAATGCCGATATCAGCGGTAACGTGAACGCGAACTCCGGGACGCTCAACAACGTCACGATTAATAAGAACTGTCGGGTTCTGGGAAAATTGTCCGCGAACCAGATTGAAGGCGATCTCGTTAAAACAGTGGGCAAACCTTTCCCACGGGACTCCCGGGCACCGGAGAGGTGGCCATCAGGGACCATTACCGTCAGGGTTTATGACGATCAGCCGTTTGATCGGCAAATTGTTATTCCCGCGGTGGCGTTTCGCGGTGCTAAACATGAGCGGAAGAATAACAATATTTATTCGTCATGCCGCCTGATAGTGAAGAAAAACGGTGCTGAAATTTATAACCGAACGACCCTGGATAATACGCTGATATATACGGGTGTTATTGATATGCCTGCCGGTCACGGTCACATGACGCTGGAGTTTTCTGTATCGGCATGGCTGGTAAATGGCTGGTATCCCACAGCAAGTATCAGCGATTTGCTGGTTGTGGTGATGAAGAAAGCCACTGCAGGCATCACGATTAGCTGAATTTTATAACCCAGATACGGGCACCAGAAATGGTGCCTTTTTTATTGCAGAAAAGCGAGAGGTAATTATGCGTAAAGTTTGTGCAGCCATTTTGTCCGCAGCCATCTGTCTGGCCGTATCCGGTGCGCCTGCATGGGCGTCTGAACATCAGTCCACGCTGAGCGCCGGGTATCTTCAGACCCATACTGATATGCCAGGCAGCGATGACCTGAAGGGCATTAACGTGAAATACCGTTATGAGTTTACGGACACGCTGGGGCTGATTACGTCATTCAGTTATGCCAACGCTGAAGATGAGCAAAAAACGCATTACAGCGATACCCGCTGGCATGAGGATTCCGTGCGTAACCGCTGGTTCAGCGTGATGGCGGGGCCGTCTGTGCGCGTGAATGAATGGTTCAGCGCGTATGCGATGGCGGGCGTGGCTTACAGCCGTGTGTCGACCTTCTCCGGGGATTATCTCCGCGTAACTGACAACAAGGGGAAAACGCACGATGTGCTGACCGGAAGTGATGACGGTCGCCACAGCAACACGTCTCTGGCGTGGGGGGCTGGCGTGCAGTTTAACCCGACCGAATCCGTGGCCATTGACCTTGCTTATGAAGGTTCCGGCAGTGGTGACTGGCGCACTGACGGTTTCATCGTGGGTGTCGGTTATAAGTTCTGATTAGCCAGGTAACACAGTGTTATGACTGCCCGCTGGTTCAGGCGGGCTTTTTGTGGGGTGAATATGGCAGTAAAGATTTCAGGTGTACTGAAAGATGGGGCGGGTAAACCTGTCGTAAATTGTGCGATTGAACTGCGGGCCAGAAGAACCAGTCCGACCGTTGTGGCACACGTTGTTGCCACTTGCGTGACGGACAATAACGGTGCTTATGTGATTGAGGCTGAGCCGGGGTATTACGAGGTTGCGCTTCACTGTAACGGCTGGCAGCCAACCCGTGTCGGGGATATTGATGTGGCACCGACTGATGCACCGGGGACACTGAACGCGTTTCTGAATGCACCAAAGGATGGTGATTTACGTCCGGAGGTGATGAAGTGTCAGCGCCAGTGATATAAGACGGTAATTCGCCATTTGGATTGTCCGCTCC